CATGCCACCGTGGAACCCATGCGCGCAGGCAGAGACGGCCGACCCTGGCACCGCATCGCCGCCCAGGTACGCGCCCAGGGTCAGCCCTGCTGGATCTGCGGCCAACCCATCGACCCGACCCTGCCCGCCCGACACCCCCGAGCCTTCACCGTCGACCACGTCATCCCACTCGCACTCGGTGGATCACCAACCGACCGAGACAACCTGCGAGCAGCCCACATGAACTGCAACACAGCCCGATCCAACCGACTGCGCGCCGAGCAGACCAGAGCATCGAACCTGAACCAATCGAGATCATGGTGAGAAGGGGGACAGTGGGGGGGCCGGGTCACAACGGGCCCGAGCACGCGGGTCACGTCCCGCCACGTGACCCTGTCTCTCTCTCCGATGATCTTGGGGCAAGATGGGGGGCATGGGGCCTGATCCGTGCTCGATGTGTCGGCGGCCGGCGACGGCTGATCCGAGCTTGACCCGTCAGGGCGACGGGACGGTCACGGTGAACTGGCCCGAGGACGAGCCCGACGTGGCGCTGATAACCCGCGAGGCGATGCTGAACCTGGTCGAGGACTACAACCGGGTGAGGCGGGTCGCGAGGGCACTCGACGGGTCGGCGCCGATGATCGAGCTGGCGCAGGAACTGGCCCGCCGACCTGGGGGCATGATCGCTGACCTATCACCGCAGGTCAGCGACGTGTGACCCTTACATGTTTCTCGGGAGGTGCCATGGGACGGACCGCGGCGAGCCGGGGTGAGGTGGCGTCGGCGCTGAATGTGGCCCTGAAGGCGATCAAGGTGGCGCCGGCCGATGGCGCGTCGGTGGCGTTGGCCGTCCGCCTGGCGCAGAAGATCGACGAGACGACCGACCCGGGTGAGCTGGGTACTCTCAGTGCACGCCTGCTGGCCGCGCTGGCAGCCCTGCGGATGACGCCGGCCAGCCGCGACAGCATCGTCAGGGAGGTCGCGAGTGGTCCGGCATCCGGCGGCCGCAGCGGCAGCAGTGCCGGCGGCAGAAGCATCGACGAGCTTCGTTCCCGCCGTGTTCGGATGCACCCAGCCGCGGCTGTGGACACCCCCACTTCGGGAGCTGACGCCTGAGACGTCGGTCGGTTTCGATGTCATCGACTTCGCCCGGTACCAGCTGGCGTTCCCGCTGGACCCGTGGGAGGAGTGGGCCGTCATTCATGGCGGTGAGCTGTTGCCGGATGGGCGGCCGCGGTTCCGGGTGGTGCACGTTGTCGTGGCCCGCCAGAACGGGAAGACCACGATCCCGGTCGTCCTGTCGCTGTACTGGCAGGTGATCGAACAGGTCGCGATGATCCTGGGCACCAGCACGAAGATCGACTATGCGAAGGAGTCGTGGTTTAAGGCGGTGACCCTGGCCGAGAAGGCGCCAGGGTTGGCTGATCTGGTGCCCAGTCACCTGTCGCTGGGCCCGGACGGGAACCGGGCGCGCCGGCTATGGCTGCGGCAGGCCAACGGCGAGCAGGAGAGCACGCTGTGCGGGTCCCGGTACAAGATCGCTGCCGCGAACGAGGAGGGTGGCCGGTCGCTGACGGTGCACCGCCTGGTCCTGGACGAGCTGCGCCAGCACCACGACTACTCGGCGTGGGACGCCGCGGTGCCCGCGGGGAACGCGGTCGCCGACTTCCAGGCGTGGTGCCTGTCGAACGCCGGCACCAGCCGCAGCGTGGTGTTCAACGACGAACGCGAGACGGCCCTGAAGTTCATCGAGACCGGCGAGGGCGATCCGCGGACCGGATGGTTCGAGTGGTCCTCCGAGCCCGGCGCCGACCCGATGTCGTTGGCTGCGCTGGCCCAGGCGAACCCGAACCTCGGCCGGCGGATCGACGTCGACACCCTGCTCGGTCAGGCCCGCAAGGCGGTCGAGAAGGGCGGGGAGAAGCTGGCCGGGTTCCGCACCGAGTGCATGTGTATCTCGGTCGGCACGCTCACCCCGGTGATCGACCCGGAGGTGTGGGCGAGCCGGGCGGATCCGGGGTCCCAGGTCGTCGGCCGGTTGGCCCTGGGGTTCGAGGTCGCCCTGGACCGTTCGGCTGCCTCGATCTCGGTTTCTGGGCGCCGCGAGGACGGCCGGGTGCACTGCGAGGTCATCGATCGGCGCGGCGGGATGGGGTGGGTGATCCCGCGCCTGGTCGAGCTGTGCGTACGCTGGGGACCGGTGATGATCGGACTGGATCCGTCGAGCCCGGCCGGGGCCCTGGTCCCCGATCTCAGTCGGGCGATCGACGATGCCGTGAAGGCCCGTCGTCTGCAGGATCCGGTGGCAACGTTCGAGCTGACGAACCGGGACATGGCGACGGCGTTCTCTGGGTTCGTCGCCGATGTCGTCGAGGACCGGTTGCGGCACCGGGGAGAGCAGATACTGGTCGATGAGCTGGGTACAGCGGTGGCGCGGCCGGTCGGCGACGGCGGGACGGCGTGGGGTCGGCGGCGCAGTGGTGGCGATATCTCGGCGCTGGTCGCCGTGACTGTGGCCCGGTGGACGTTCCTGCAGCAGGTGCCGGAACCCGACGAGGTCTGGGGATTCAGCGAATGAAGTGGCCCTGGTCGCGTGACTCGACGCCGCAGCAGAAACCGACCGAGCGGCTGAGCCTGGACGACTATCTAGGGATCATCAACTCGTTCTCCTACCTGGGGTTGTCCTACGGCGGCGAGAGCGGGATCCAGCGGACCCTGACCGGTGACCGCGAGCCCGCACCGCGCGGTTTCCGGTCCGGCGCCGAGATCGGCTACGGATCCAATGCGATCATCTACGCGTGCATGGCGGTCCGTCAGCACGTGTTCAATCAGCCGAGGTTCGCATGGCAGCAGATGGCCAGCAGCCGGCCGTCGCAGATGTTCGGCACCCCGGCGCTGACCCTGCTAGAGCGGCCCTGGGCCGGTGGCACTACCCAGGATCTGCTCTCGCGGATGATCCAGGACGCAGACCTTGCGGGGAACTGGTACGGGATCATCGACACGCCGCTGCCACGGATCGGTGGCGACGGCGGGCAGGAGCTGGTCCGGTTGCGCCCGGACTGGGTCGAGCACGCACTGGAACCGCGGATCATCAAGGGCGGGCAGGTCGGCTGGCGCCGGCTGGGGATCTTCTACAGCGAGGGCGGTCCGCGCGGGAAGGGCGAGACGACAGGCGTGCCCATCCCGGTCGGTGAGTACGCCCACTTCGCCCCGAACCCGGACCCGTTGGCCCAGTGGCGCGGCATGTCCTGGCTGACGCCGGTGGCCCGCGAGGTGCAGTCGGACCTGCAGATGACCCAGCACAAGCAGATGTACTTCGAGCAGGGCGCGACACCGAACCTGGTCGTGTCCTATCCGGCCGGCACGAAGATGGACGACATCCTCAAGCTGCGGAAGATCATCGCCGAGGACCACGAGGGCACCGCGAACGCGTACAAGACCCTGCACCTGGGTGGCGGCGCAGATCCGACGATCATCGGCGCGAACCTCGACCAGATCGACTTCAAGAGCGTGCAGGGGGCCGGGGAGACGAGGATCGCCGCGGCTGCCGGCACACCGCCGGTGATCGTCGGTCTGAGTGAGGGTCTGGCCGGGTCGAGCCTGAACACCGGCAACTACGGCGCGGCGCGCCGCCGGATGGCTGATGCCACGATTCATCCGCTGTGGCAGAACGCCGCCGGGTCCCTGGCGCAGCTGTTCCTCGGTTCATCGCAGGCACCGCCCGGGCTGCGCAACGGTTCGGTGCGGCTGTGGTACGACGCCCGCGACGTCCCGTTCCTACGCGAGGACGAGAAGGACGCCGCCGAGATCGGCATGGCCAGGGCATCGACGATCCGGACCTACATCGACGCCGGGTTCGACCCGATGTCCGCGGTTCGGGCCGTTACCGCCGAGGACGAATCGCAGCTGGTGCATTCTGGCCTCTACAGCGTGCAGCTGCAGTCCCCAGGCCAGCAGAACGGCACCGGCCAGCAGAACGGCACCGGCCAGCAGAACGGCCAGAATGGCCAGCAGAACGGCGGAAGATCCGCCCTGGAAGGAGCATCGACGACATGAGAGGCCTTCCGAGGCACAACCTCGTGCGTGCCCTGTACCCCGGTGCCTTCCTGAACCCGGAAGGTGCCCCAGGTGACCCAGAGGACCGGGATACCGATACCGCGATGCGGGCGCCGGCCGAACGCGGCAAGAAGAAGAAGAAGGGCGACGGATCCCTGGGGACGATGTACGGGCACTTCGCCGTATTCGGCCGGTGGACCGAGATCGATTCCATCTTCGAGGGCAATTTCATGGAACAGGTCGCGCCGGGCACATTCCGGAAGACCTTCCGGGAACAGCGCGACACCATGCGGGCCCTGTTCCAACACGGGCGAGACACCCAGATCGGCAGCAAGCCTCTCGGCCCCATCGATGATCTGCGCGAGGACGGGGAGGGCGCCTACTACGAGGTGCCGCTACTGGACACCGGGTATAACCGCGACCTGGAACCCGGGCTGCGCGCTGGCCTGTACGGGGCATCGTTCCGGTTCCACGTGATCCGTGAGGACCTGAACCGTGACCCCGGTTCCAGCACCTACAACCCCAAGGGCCTGCCCGAGCGCACCATCCGTGAGGCCCAGGTACTGGAGTTCGGCCCGGTCACCTTCCCCGCATATGCCGAGGCCACGGCAGGGGTACGCTCGCTGACCGACGAGGATCTGATCCAGCGGATGCTGGAAACGGACCCGGGTCGCCTGCACCAGCTGGCGCAGAGCCTGGGTTACCAACTGGTGGTGTCCCGTACGGACGCCACATCACCAGAAGCACTTCCCGCTGACGCCGCCCCCGGGGGCACTTCGGAGGGACGCCGCGAGAGCCCAACGGGCTCGCTGGTCGTCACACTCAATCCGAACCGGAGGAGGGCAACAGCATGAACCGAGCCGAACGCCAGGCCCGCTTGCAGGAACTGCGGGAATGGATCCAGGCCCAGCACGACGAGTTCCGCGACGACGCGTTCCCGTCCGACGTGCAGGCCCAGTGGGAGACCAACAACATCGAGTTGCGCGAGCACGAGCGGGTCCTGGCCGAGCTGGAGGCCCGCGACGCCCGGATCGTCGAGGTCGCGCAGAGCGGGGAAGCGGGCAGCCGCGAGGCGGGCGCCGACCCCGGCAACCGACTCGCGCAGCGGGGCACCCCCGCGCTTATCTCGCGGATGGCCGAGCACGAGGTCTACGACCTGCGCGAGATCCGGCACAATCCGTTCGCACCCGAACGGGCCGCCACCGAGGTCCGCGAGCGTGCACTGCGGGCCGTCGAGCTGGGCTACTTCCCCCAGGCCGGCCACGACCAGGACATGGTCCGCAACCACGTGTCCAACCTGATCCGGCGCAGCGATTCCGAGGACTACTCCTCGGGTGAGGTGGCGCGCCGGATCCTGGCCACCGGGTCACCGGCCTACCGGCGAGCGTTCGCCAAGATCCTGTCGGCGGCGCTTCGTGGGATGCCTGGCGCGACCCAGCTGACCGCCGAGGAGTCACGGGCCGTCGAGGCGGCCCGTGCCCTCGTGGTCGGCACCGGTGCATCCGGTGGGTTCGCTGTGCCCTACCAGCTGGACTCGACGCTGATCCCGACCAGCAACCTGTCCGTGAACCCGTTCCGGGCGATCGCCAACGTCGAGTCGATCTCCGGCACGAACGAGTGGCGTGGCCTCACCTCGGCCGGCGTGACCGCTGGGTATGCGACGGAAGCGCTGGAGGCCAGTGACAACGCCCCAACCCTGGCGCAGCCCACGCTGACCACGGTCCGGGCGCAGTGCTTCGTCCCGGTCTCGATCGAGCTGACCCAGGACTGGGGCGCGATCGAGAGCGAGCTGGGCACCCTGATCCAGGACGCCAAGGACGACCTGGAGGCCACGAAGTTCTCGGTCGGGTCGGGCACCAACGAACCGCAGGGCATCATCACCGGCGCGACCACCACGGTCGCGACGGCCGGTGTCGGCGCGTTCGCTGCCGGCGACCTGTACCTGACGGAGAACGCTCTCGGTCCGAGGTTCCGGCCGCGGGCGCAGTGGATCGGCAACCGGACCACCTACAACCGGGTGCGCCAGTTCGACACCGCTGGCGGCGCGCAGCTGTGGATGTACATCGCTGCGGGTCTGGCAAACAACGTCCCGACGCCGGGCAACATGGGCGCCGAGCTGCTGGGCTACCCCGCGAACGAGGACTCGGCGCTGGTCGGCACGGTCACCACCGGATCCAAGATCCTGGTCCTGGGTGACTGGCGCTATTACAAGATCGTCGACCGGATCGGGATGGACATCGAGGTGATCCCGCACCTGTTCGGTGCGACGAACCGGTTCCCGACCGGTCAGCGCGGGTTCTACGCCTTCTGGCGGAACACGGCCCGCGTGCTCGACGTGAACGCGTTCCGGGTCCTGACGGTCGCCTGATCTACCCCAAGGGTGGGGGCCGTCCGGCCAGGACGACCCCCACCCATCCGGGGAGCAGTACCCCGAGATGAGAGGCCTGACGATGGCAGCAGTACGCAAGGCACCGGGTGAGCTGTACGTCGCCACCGAGTCGTTCTCGACCGAGCTGGACGGGATCACCGTCGCGGTCGTCAAGGGAGTGACCCGGGTCCGTGAGGGACACCCGCTGATGGTCGGCCGCGAGATGTACTTCAAGCCGATCACGGCGCACTTCGAGGTCAACTCGCCGGCTGACCCCGGCGGCGAGACCAGGGGCTGAGCGATGGCCTACGGGGAGCCGACCCAGTTCGTCGCATCCGCGGCCCGGACGACGAGCGGGAACAGCGGCGCGCAGCCGGCCGAGAAGGCCCTGAACCTCGCCCTGGTGGTCGAGGTGACCGCATCGAGCGGCACCACCCCGACCCTGGACCTGACCGTCGAATGGTCGATGGACGGGACCAACTTCGCCGTCGCCGATCCGGCCGACTCGTTCACCCAGATCACGACCAGCCCGACCCGCCGGGCGAAGACCTTCACCGTGAAGGGAACCTCCTACCGGCTGGTGTGGACCATCGCCGGGACGACCCCGAGCTTCACCTTCAGCGCGACCCGGTACGCGGTCGGTCAGTGACCGTGCCGCTGCAGCACACAGAAGGGACGACGACATGCCGTTGAACGCGGTCGGCCAGAACGAGGCCCTCAAGTCCGGGACCGGCGGCGGTGTCTCGGGGGCCGTGACCCATATCTGCGTGTTCACCGCGGCCGACCCGGGAACCGGGACCAACTTCACGGGCACCGAGGCCACCGGCGGGGCACCCGCCTACGCCCGGCAGGCCGTCACGTGGGGCACAGCGGCGTCGGGGCAGCTATCCAACACCAACGCCATGACGTTCGACGTCCCCGCGGGCACCTACGGGTTCTTCGGGCTCATGACCGCGGTGACGGGGAACACCAACAACTACCGGGGACACCTGCCGTTCGGGGGGACCGCGAAGGGGTTCGGGACCGTCGACACCGCCGACGTGACCGCGAATACGATCACTTCGGCCGGGCACGGCTACGCCAACGCTGACCGGGTGATGGTGTTCAACGTGTTCGCCGAGACCCTGCCCGCTGGCCTGACCGAGGGCACCCTGTACTTCGTGGTCGGCGCCGCGACCGACACGTTCCAGGTGTCGCTGACTTCCGGTGGCGCGGCCGTGGACATCACCGGCGTCGGGGACCTGTTCCACCAGAAGGTCGTCCCGGAAGTGTTCGGCGCGCAGGGTCAGATCACCGTCGCGGCCGGCCAGCTGCTCCTCGACGCAACCGCGATGTGACCCGTGGGCCACTGGCCGCTAGACATGGCCGGCGGTGGTGTCATCGCTGCGGCCGGTCAACTCACTGCCTCATCGAACGGGACTCTCGTCACGGCCGCCGCGACGGCTCATGTGAAGGGCGCGTGGTCGCAGCTAGTTGCGGCCACGGGCGCCGAGGCGTCGTGGATCGAGGTCTACATCGGGTCAGTGGCCACCGCGGTCGACTACCTGATCGACATCGGGATCGGTGCCGCAGCATCCGAACAGGTCATCATCCCGAACCTCGTGGCCGGATCCGGGACCGGCGCGGCAGGCCGATCTTCCCGGTTCCTGCTCCCGCTGAACATCCCGGCCGGGGTCCGGGTCGCGGCACGATGCCAGGCCACCACGATTAGCTCGACGTGCAGGGTCAGTGCCCAACTCGGCTCGGGTGGGTGGCCGCTGGAGTCCGGTCTGCAGCGGGTGACCGACTACGGGACCACGACGGCGACCACCCAAGGGACGACGGTCGACCCAGGCGCCGTCGCGAACACGAAGGGGTCGTGGGTGCAGCTTGCGGCATCGACGACGAACCCGATCCGGGCGCTGCTGTTCGGGCAGTCGAACCTCGTGCAGACCGCTCGGACGTCCTGCCAGTGGCTGTTCGACCTGGGCGTGGGGGCGGCCGCATCCGAGGTGGTCGTGATCCCTAATCGCACGGTGGAGTGCGTCTCGACCGAGGACACGATCCATCCGCAAGGGTCGGGCCCGTTCCCGGTGAACATCCCGGCGGGGTCACGGTTGGCGGTCCGCGCGCAGTGCTCGATCACCACCGTGACCGTGCGGAACCTCTGCCCCATCGTCTACGGGATCGGGTGATCTAGTGCCTACCGTCATCGCGTCAGGAACACAGGCCGCGACAATCACCACCGAGCACACCCTGGGCACCGACACCACGAACAAGACCTACGTCCTGGTGGTCGACACCGGGGCGATGGTCAACGGCGACGTCCTGGAGTTGCGCCTCTACACCATCGTGTTGTCGGCCGGTACCGAACGGCTGGCCTACTTCGCCACGTTCCAGCACGCGCAGACGAGCCCGCAGGTCTACTCGGTACCTGTGCCCGCGAACATCAGCTGCAAGGCGACCCTGAAGCAGACGGCGGGCACGGGTCGGTCGTTCCCGTGGGCCCTGCTGAGCCTGTAACGGCGGTGTCCCCGTGAGCGGCATCCGGCACCTCCCCGAGTACCTGAGCCCGGCCGCCGACATCCGGGCTGTGTCGGCGCGGGTCACGCTCGGGGTCGCCACCTCCGGGGCACCCCGGAAGGTGCGGGCGGTCACCGCGGCCGCGGTGGTCGGGGTCGCCACCTCGGGGGCCGAGCGGAAGGTCGCGCCGGCCGGCGGCAGGAGCACGCTCGGGGTCGCGTCGTGGGCGGAACGCGTGGTGCCGCGGGCTGTGTCGGCGCGGGTCACGCTCGGGGTCGCGGCGGCCGGGACGGCCCGGAAGGTGCGGGCCCTGGGGACCGCCACCCAGGTCGGGATCCGTACCGCTGGTACGGCCCGCAGGGTCGCCATCACCGCGGGGGCCGTCCCGCTGGGGGCCGCGCCCGCTGGCACGGCCCGCAAGGTCGCGGTCGCTGCGGGCGCGACCCAGCTGGGTGTCGCATCGTGGGCTGAACGGGTCCTCACCCGAGCGGTCACCGGCAGAGTCACGGTCGGGGTCGCCACCTCGGGGACGCCCCGTAAGGTCGCCGTGGGCGCCGGCAGAGTCACGGTCGGGGCAGCCACCTCGGGGACGGCCCGCAAGGTTGCGGCCGCTGCTGCAGCGGTCTGCCTGGGTGTCGCATCGTGGGCCGAACGGACCCTGGGCCGGGCGGTGTCGGCTCGGGTGACCGCCGGGTTCGCCGGGTCCGGGGTCGCCGCTGGGCGCCGCCCTGGCGGCGGGCAGGTCACGCTCGGAGTCAGGACTACGGGCACGGCCCGCAAGGTCGGCCCAGCCGGCGCCAGGACCACGGTGGGCATCGCCCCGGCAGCTGAGGCCCGCAAGCGGGTCGCCCTGGTCGGGGCAGCGTTCATCGGGACTGCGGCCGGCGCGAAGCCACCGGGCGCCAAGATCGTGCGGGCGGTCACGCTCGCCCAGATCATCGCGAGGCGGGCCGGGACGGCCGATGTCCCGCAGCGGGACGGCCAGGCTGATGTCCTTGCCCGCCGCGACGGTGACATCCTGGTGAACGCCGGCCGGGTCACCCTGGCCGATGTGCAGACCAGACGCACCGGATCGGGAGGAGTGACGTGAGCGCCACGGTTCTCTACGCCAGCGCGAACGAGCTGGCGACCCTCGACGCCACGTTCCTGGTCGATGGGGTCCTGACCGACCCGACCGCGGTTTCGGTGGCGGTGACCGACCCGACCGGGGCCGTCGTCACCTACACCGGCGGGCAGATCACGAAGCTGGCCACCGGCCGCTACCGCATCGACGTCACGTGCTCGATGGCCGGGGAATGGCAGTACGTGTGGGTGGGCACCGGGGTGGCTACCGACACCATCGCCGGGACCTGGACCGTGCAGGAGACCACCCTGGGCCGGCTGTACGTCACCCCACAGATCCTGCGGAGCCGGTTCGGGATCAACGACTCGATCGACGACTACGAAGTGCACGCCGCGTGTTTCGCCGCGTCCCGATCGCTCGAGGAGTACTGCGAGCGCGTGTTCTGGCGGACCCTGCCCGAGGCCCGCGTGTTCGACGCCGAGAAGGTCTTCCGGCTGGACCTGCCGATCTGGTCCGAGCTGGTCTCGGTCACCGCGATCGCCACCGACGCCAACAGCGACGGAACCTGGGAGACCACCTGGACCGCAGCCGATTACCAGCTGCTGCCGCTGAACCCGGGGGCCGCGCCCGAGCCCAGGTCGTACGACACGATCGAGGCCATCGGGACGAAGCAGTTCCCGGTCCTCACCCAGGTCGGGCAGCGGCATGGCCGGACCCAGGTCACCGGGGTCTGGGGTTGGGCGGCGGTGCCCTACGGGATCCGGATGGCCGCGGCGGTCCTGGCGTCGGAAGCGTTCCGGCTGCGCGACGCACCGTTCGGGATCGCCAGTTTCGGCGAGTGGGGCGCGATCCGGGTCCGCGCCAACCCCGCGGTCGCCCAGTACGCCAACCCTTACGTGCGTTACCCGATCCCGGCGGCGTGACATGACCATCGCGACCATCGCCCAGGTACGTGAGGCGATCGCTGCGGCCCTGGCGTCGCTGAGTGAGCAGGCCGGCGTCCGGGTGCATGCCACCTATCCGGGGCAGGTCATCCCGCCTGCGGTGGTGGTGCGCCGGGTCAGGACGTCGTTCGCCAGTCAGTTCGACGGCGGGGACACGCACCAGATGGCTGTGTCTGTCTATGTGCCCACCAGCGATACGGTGACCGCGCAGGAGCTACTCGATGACCTGGTGTCGCCCACCGGGCCACGTTCGATCATTGCGCTGCTCGATCGTGACCAGAGCCTGGGCGGTGTGGTCCGTTCGACGAACCCCACCTCGGTCGACGAGGAGGGTCTGGTGGACCTGTCGGGGATTGCCACACTGAGCGCGTCGGTATTCGTTACCGTGATCGTCTAGGAGAGGAACCAACCGTGGCCCTGCTCACCACCCAACAGATCGCAAAGGCTGGCCTGGCGCCGGCCTACACCGCGGTGAACGCCAGCGACACCGTCACCCCGCAGGCGAATCTGTTCCTGCACGTCAAGAACGGCAACGCCTCACCGTGCACCGTGACCCTGGTCGACAACTCCAAGACCCCGGCAGGGTCGAGTGCCACCAACCCCACGGTGTCGGTTCCGGCGACCACCGGCGATCGGATGATCGGCCCGCTGCCCGAGTCGCTGGCCGATGTCTCGACCGGTCTGATAACGGTGCAGTACTCGGTCACCGCGACGGTGACCGCGGCCCTGCTGAGGCTCTGATGATCTACCTGGTGCATCCTGAGACCCACGGCACCACGCGGGTCCCAGACGAGCCCGACGTGATCGCCTGGCACGAGGCCCGCGGCTGGTGCATCGCCGAGGAGCCCGCGCCGGCACCGTTCGTCCCGGTGCCGGACGGCGGCCAGGGCGAGGAGCAGGGTTGGGTCGAGCTGGTGCATCCGCTGTCGGGTGGGCGCGCCACGTGGCCGGCCAACGCCGAGGCCCTGCAGGGCGCCTACGATTCGGGCTGGGTGCACGAGTCGTCACCAGCAGCCGCGACCAGGGCGACCAGGGCGACCAGGGCGACCACGACAACGAGGAGTGACAGTGCCTGACATCATCACTGACGGCAGGACCAAGGTCTGGTCGGTGCCATCGATCGCCAACATCGCCGCGCCCACTACGGCCGAGCTGAACGCGGGGACTGCGTTCGAGGCCCTGCTGACCCCCGACGGTGTGGTGGGTTTCGAGCCCGACACCGCCGACGTCGACAATGCAGCCCTCAACTCGACGTTCGACACGAAGCTGCCCGGGCGAGCCGGGTTCTCCGGGACCGCGCTACGGATGAAGAAGCAATCGGGCACGGACACCGTCTACAACACCCTGATCCGTGACTACGTGACCAACATCGTGATCCGGCGGGGCACCCTGGCCAGCACGGCGTGGACCGCGGCGGACAAGGTCGAGGTGTACCCCGTGCAGTGCGGCGAGGTCCGGAACATGCCACCGGAAGCGAACAGCGTCCAGAAGTACGAAGTCCCGGTGAAGATCACCACACAGCCGAACCTACGGGCGACGGTTGTCTGACGCGTCAGACCGTCTGCTCGCCGAACCGCACCTCGTGGCAGCGCTGCGGGCTGCCCGCGCCTGGGGAGTCAGTCCGCAGCGTTTCCTCGGCTGGGAACCGGAAACGGTCACCGTCGTCGAGCGCGACTCGGCCGGCCGTGTGGTCCGCACGATCTCGCGGGCCGAGCCCGAGTGGGGCGACGAGGACCGCGACCTGGCCGTTGCCCTGCTCGACTTCGAGGCGGGCCTGTGTTCGAGCTGCCGGACCCCCCTGGTCGAGACCACCGACGCCCAGCACGAGGACGCCTACCGGGCCGACCCAGCCATACGCTGTCACCGTTGCACGGCGATCATTCGTGGATCGGAGATGTACCGCGACGCACCCCAGCCCGGTGCGCTGCTGATCCCGGTTCACCTGCGCGAGAGGGAAGCACATGCGTCTGATCTGGACACCGCCTAGCGGTGAACCCCGCGAGTGGATCTTCCGGACGGAGGAGCTGCTGCCACACGAGTACGAGCCGATCGAGGAATGCGGCGGCGGGGCCTGGGACAACCTGGAGGACTTCGACCTGGCGATGCGCCGCAGTATGCGCAAGGCGTGGCGGGTGGCGTTGTGGATCTGCCTACGCCGCGACCGGCCGGATCTGCGCCTCGCCGAGGTGGTGATCCGGGCCGACGAGCTGGCCATGCGATACGAGCCGTTCGAGGAGCTGGCGATCGCCGAGCTGGCCCTGGCCGACCCGGACCTGAGCGAGGAGGCCCGCGACTTCTGGGCGCGTGAGCTGCCCACGCTGCAGGCCGCCGCGGGAAAAGCACCAGTGCCCTCGGGTGGCGCCGACGAGCAGCCCGCTGGGACCTAGCGCACTACCTGCACCTGTCGCCGGCCGAGCAGGACAGACTGAGTGCCGGGGACCTGACGACGGCGCTTGCCTGGCTGGAACGCCACCTCGCGCGATGATGACCGCAGGGAGGTCTGGCGGATGACCATCGATATCACCGGCGGGGAGCAGCTGGCCGCCCTGGACATCGCCCTGCGTCGAGCTGGGGAACGTGAGCTGCTGGAACAGCTGCGCGAGGGCACGTCGGCGCCGCTGCGGGCGATCATCCCCAGCCTGCGTGCATCGGCCAGGGCGACGCTGCCGCAGCGGGGGGGCCTGGCCGGCGTCGTGGCCACGTCCCGGTTCGATGTCCGCATCCGGTACGGCGGGCGCAGCCCGGGCGTGCAGCTGGTCGGGACGAACGCGATCCAGATCCGGCGCCTAGATCGTGGGCTGCTGCGCCACCCCGTCTACGCGCGGGGGCCGCGTCAGGACTGGCGGTGGGTGCGCCAGCGTGTGCCCAGTGGATGGTTCACCAACCCCACCGACGACGCCCGACCCCGGATCGCCCGAGCGGTCGGGGACGCGCTGCAGGCCGTCGCCGAACAGGTCGAGATCGACATGAGGAGACGCTGACATGGCCCGGCTGACCTTCGATGTGTTCTGGCGGGACCATGGCGCGAAGGCTGGCCTGAAAGGCCTGTCGGCCGAGGCGAAGGACGCCGCCCGGAAGCAGGCCGAGTTCCGGCGCACGGCGTCGGTGGCCGGCGCGGTTGTCGGGGCGGCGCTGTTCAAGCTGGGCAAGGACTCCCTGGCCGTGGCGTCGAACATGACCGAGGCCCAGAGCAAGGTGCAGGTCGTGTTCGGCCAGTCGGCGGCCGTAATCAACGATCTGGCCAAGAACTCGGCCAAGAGCATGGGAATCAGCAAGCGGGCCACCCTGGAGGCCGCCGGGGTCTTCGGGAACCTGTTCGTCAGCCTCAAGCTGCCCCAGGCCGAATCGGCCCGGATGTCCGCCCGCATGATTCAGCTGGCATCGGACATGGCCTCGTTCAACGACGCCAGCCCGGAGGAGGCTCTCGCTGCGCTGCGCTCGGGGCTGGTCGGGGAGGCCGAACCGTTGCGCCGGTTCGGGGTGAACCTGACCGACGCCACCCTGCGGCAGAAGGCCCTGGAGATGGGCCTTATCAGCACCACGAAGGACGCCCTGACCCCGGCCGTCAAGGCCCAGGCGTCGTACGCGCTGATCCTGGACCAGACGAAGACCGCCCAGGGCGACTTCGCTCGCACATCGGAGAACAACGCCAACATGCAGCGCAAGCTGCGGGCCCAGTACGAAGACATGAGCGCCCAGGTCGGCGAGAAGCTGCTCCCCGCACTGGTGAAGATCACGGGGACGATGTCGGATCTGCTGACCTTCGTGGACAAGAACGCTCGCGCGTTCCTGCCGCTGGCCACCGGCATCGGGGCCGCCGCGGCCGCAATCTTCACGATCAACAAGGCCGCGGCCGGGTTGAGCGCCACCAGGGCAGCGTTCACTCACCTCAACGACGCATTCAGTGGCCTGAACAAGAATCAGACCGACGCGAAGGGATCGGCGGGCCGGTTCTCCTCGTTCATGGGTGCCGGGGGGCCCTGGAGTCTGGCCCTGATCGCCGGTGGAATCGCTCTCGGCGCGTGGGTGAAGTCGCAGCAGGACGCCAAACGGCGGGTCGAGGAAACCACCGACAGCCTGGACGAGCAGACCGGCGCCATCACCCTGAACACCCGCAAGGTCGCATACTCGGCGCTGGTCAACTCTGGCGCGGTCGATGCGGCCAAGCGGCTCGGGGTCAGCCTCGCCGATCTGACCGACGCCGCCCTGGGTGATGCCCAGGCGACCGAGCGGGTGAACGCGGCCCTGGAACGGGCCCGGCCGAGGCTGGACGGCGCCCAGGCCGCAGCCTCGCGTGGCGGGGCCGCGCTGGACAAGTACCAGACTTCGTCGCTGCGGGTGAAAGAGGCGATCGGCGCCCAGAACGACGCCCTGCGTACGGCCCGCCAGCGGCTCGCTGACGCCGCGGCCGCAGGCCTGGGTACCACCAGCCGCACCGATGACCTGAACGCCAGCCTGCGCACCACGGCGGGCCGCCTGGGTGCTGCTTCGTCGGCAGCGAAGGGGTTCGAGGTCAGGCTGGCGAACCTGCCCAGCCCTCGGGTCACCGTCAGCGCCAGCGTCCTGCTGTTCGGGCAGAACTCCTTCGAGTCGCGCCTGGCGAAGCTGGGCCGAGCCCAAGGTGGCCCGATCTCGGGTCCTGGCACGGGGACCAGTGACAGCATCCCCGCGATGCTCTCGGCCGGCGAGCATGTATGGACGGCCCGCGAGGTCGCCGCGGCCGGCGGGCACGGCGCGGTGGTCGGGCTGCGGCGTGCAGTCATGGGTGGCCGATTCGCTGGAGGTGGCCCGGTCGACAGTGGGCCGCTGAACATGCGCACCGTCGGGCGGATCTCGGGTCGGATCGAGTCGCTGATGGAGGACGTAGCCCAGGGCGCGTCGGTGCTGCTGATGTCCTCGGTCCGTCGGGCCGTGAACCGGGCCACCGCACTCGGTGGTGGTTCTCTCGGTGGTGGCGGGTGGCGCACCCAGTGGGCCGTCCTGCGGTCGGCGTTCCCGGGCGCCCAGCTGTTCTCGGCCTACCGTCCGGGTGCCCGGACCACATCGGGTGCAGCGTCCTATCACTCGGCGGGACGGGCGATCGACGTGACCCCGAGTATGGGGATCTTCGAGTGGATCCGGCGCAACTACGGCGGGTCGACCCGGGAGCTGATCTACTCACCGGCGGGTGCCCGGCAGATCAAGAACGGGCGGCCCTACCTGTACAGCGGCGCGGTCCGCGCCGGCCACTACTCGCACGTGCACTGGGCCTATGACCAGGGCGGCGTCGCCACCGGCGCGGGATGGCTGGCGAAGATGGCCTCGGCGCCCGAGCGGATCCTGTCACCAGGCCAAACCGTCGCGTTCGATCGGCTGGTCCGGGTCGCCGAGCGTGGTGGCGGGGTCGGCGCGCGAGTCGACCAGCACTTCCACTTCGACCGGTACATCGGATCCCGTGACGACCTGGTGCGCTCGATCAACGAGGCCGCGGCGCAGGGACGCCTCGACTACGCGCTGCGGCGGGCCGGCTGATGGCCGCCCCGACCTTCGTCTCGTTCGCCTCCACGACGCCGATCTCTCTGACGACGTCGCCGCTGACCCTGAGTATCACCACCCTGGCCGGCGACTACGTGGTGGCGTACGCGTTCATGGACGGGGGGCAGGCATCGTTCACGATCTCCGGTAACTCCCTGGACTGGAACAGCATCGGTACCAACCGGGAATGGTGGACATCCTCGGGGGAGGCCTGGTGGGCGAAGGACCCAGCCGGCGGGACCGCGTGGACCCTGTCGATAGGCAGCGTCCCGTCGGGACTGAAATGGACCATCGGTGCGTGGGTCTGGCGTGGTGTGTCGGTGGTCGGTTCCACCGTCTACAGCTACGACGGCGACGGCGTGTTCCCCCAGAAGACCCTGAGCGTGCCCCAGGTCGACTCGGCGATCCTGTTCGCTGCGGCGGACTTCAACGCCATCGACGGCACCGGGCGGACCTTTCTGCAGATCAACGGGGCGAGCCCGACGGAAGACAAGTACGAACGGCTCGTCAACTCTCAGACGATCTACGCAGCCCGGTACGCCAATGCGGGCCCGGCCGGGGCGAAGGTCGCCGGCTTATCCGCACCCCAGTACCAGTCGCCGACGTCGTTCGCCGTCGAGCTGCGCGGGGTCCTGGCCGCCGACGTCGGTGCCCCAGTGAGCAAGCCGCTGGCGGTCGAGGTCGACTGGAACCGGGACGGGGACTACAGCGACGCCGGGGAGGACGTCACGGGCCGGGTCCGGGGGACGGTCGAATGCACGTTCGGCCGTGACCAGGTGACCGCGCTGTCCCCGATCGTCGCCGGCCGCGGCTCATTCGAGCTGGACAACCGCAGCCGCGACTACTCGCCGCTGAACACCGGGTCGCCGTTGTTCGGGAAGGTGAAACCTGCTCGCCCGGTGTTGATCCGGCGGACCGTCGGATCGAACGTGTACACGATCTTCAGGTCGCACACCGACGACTCGGCGATCTCACCGGACGTCGAGGCCAAGCGGGTCCGGCTGGGCCTGGTCGACTTCCTCGCCGACTTCCGCGGGCAGCGGATCACAACCCAGCTGTATCAGGGGATCCGCACCGGTGAGGCGATCGGGGAGGTCCTCAACGCCATCGGATGGACCGGTGCCCGAGACATCGACCCCGGCGCGACGTTCATCCCGTTCTGGTGGGAGGAGGGCGCCGACGCGTTCGATGCGCTGCAGCGGATCCTGGCCAGCGAAGGGCCACCATCGCTGCTGTCGGTCGGCACGACCGGTGAGCTGATCTTCAGGGACCGGCATCACCGGTTCACGCGGGCGGCGTCTACCGCGGTGCAGTCGACGTGGCGCGGGTCCGGCGCCGAACCGGTCATGAATCGTGGTTACAGCTACTCAGACAACTGGGAGAACATCGTCAATGCGGTGTCGTTCACCGTGTCTGAACGCCAGCCACGCGACGAGGCCCGCGTCTGGGAAACCGAGGAGATCATTAGCCTGGCGGCGTCCGAGGCCCGCGTGATCGTCATGGAGACGTCGGATCCGTTCTACGGCGCCCAGACCCCCATCGCTGGGCTCGACTTCGCTGTGCTGAGCGGTTCGATCACGAACGTGTTCCTGTCGCGGACGTCGGGCCAGTCCACCAGCGTCACGCTGCTCGCCGGTGGATCCGGCGCAGTGGTGGGGGGCCTGGCCGTCCGGGCGACGTCGGTCCCGGTGGCACGGACCGCGCAGATCACCGCGACCAACTCGGCGAGCATCGCCGAGTACGGGCGCCGGTCGCTGCCCGGTGGCCTTGAGCCGGTCTGGGCGAGCCGGTACGACGCCCGCAGCATCGCCGACCTACTGATGGCCCAGCGCGCGCAGCCGCTGCCCCAGCTGCAGGTCAGGTTCGTGTGCGGGCGCACCCAGAACGCCCGACTCGACGCCCTGCTCTCACTGGACCTGTCCGACCGGGTCCGGGTGGTCGAACCCGAGACCGCTGTCTCGGGGGACTACTTCGTCGAATCGATCGGCCACGCCATCGAGGGAGTCACCAGCCACGAGATCACCTTCGGGCTGGAGGCGGTCCCCGCGGCACCGGCCGGGACCCAGTTCATCATCGGCACTTCGACCCTGAACGGAACCCATGTACTCGCCTACTGACGATGCCCTGATCGCTGCGGCCGAGGTCTACCACGGCCAGTGGATCGCACGGTGCCCCCGGGACGGCTGCTACACGATCGAGCTGGCGGGCCGCTGTGACGACGGCAGCACCGGGGGCCTGTCCGAGGATGCCTTCGAGTGCCGCAAGTCGCACGGCGGGTGCGGGTTGCGGTGCCGGCCGGTCTGGCCCGACCCCGAGACCCGGGCCGCGATCGTGGCTGCGCTGGAGGCCCGGCCGGCGCCGATGACCCGGAACTGGTCGCCCGGTGAGACGATCGAGCAGCTGCTGGCAGAGAACATCGAGCACGGCGTGAGGACTGACTGATGGCATGGGTTGCCCCCCCGACGTTCGTCTCGGGAAACGTGCTGACCGCGGCGCAGCTGAACATCCTGTCGGGCAATCTCGCCGAGACCGCGGCCGCGAAGGCCACCGCGGCGGGGCAGATGTTCCTGGCGACCGGCACGAACACGCTGGTCGCCCGGACCCCCGCGAGCGCGATCGTCACAGCCACCGAGAGCACGACGTCGAGCGTCTACACCGACCTGGCCACCGTGGGCCCGTCGGTCACCGTCGCGACCGGCACGAAGGCCCTCATCATCGTTAGTGGGGTCGTCTCGAACAACACCGTCGGCGCGTACTCCAACATGGGCGTCGACATCACCGGGGCGAGCGCTATCAGCCCAGCGAACCCGCTGCTGCAGCTGCGGGCCGCGGCCGTGAACCAACAGATCACCGCGTCGATGGCCCACATCGAGACCGGGCTGACCGCGGGGAACAACACCTTCACCTGCAAGTACCAGATCGTCACCGCGAGCACGGGTGCCTGGGCCCTTCGCCAGATCATCGTGATACCGCTGTCATGACCGCCGGCCGTTACCCCGCTGCCGCATGGCGGCCGCTGGGCACCCAGAGCGAACCGCTGATAACCCCCCGGATCCTGGTGTTCCACACCATGGTCGGAACCCTGCGCAGCAGCGAGGCCCTGTTCCGCCAGGACGGGTACACCGGGGTCGAGGCCCACTTCGGGGTCGGTGGCCCGTGGGACGGCGCGGCCCTGGACGGCGCGGTCTGGCAATGGCAGAGCATCGACCGGCAGGCCGACGCCCAGGCCGGCGGGAACCCTTACTGTGTCTCGATCGAGACCAGCGACGGCGGTGACCCGGACCGGGCGTGGTCGGCCCGCCAGATCGAGGCCCTGATCGAGCTGGCCGTATGGTTCTGCCAGCAGACCGGCGCACCCGCCCGGCTGGTCAGCGGGACCGGCGACCACGGGTTCGGCTACCACCGACAGTTCGCCACCTGGAACCCCCAGGGGCATACCTGCCCGAACCCCACCCGGCAGCGGCAGCTGCAGGCGATCGTGATCCCGCGCGTAGCCCAACGACTGAGCGGAGACGACATGCCCATCACCACCGAGGACGCGAAGCTGATCGCGCGGACCCTGCTCTCGACCCAGCCGACCGGGACGCCCGGGATCACCGTCGGGATCGCCGCGGAGCGCGCCGCGACCGGCATCCCAGCGATCATGCACGTCCTGTCCCACCTGAACGAACGCCTCGACGCCCTGCCCACGGTCGAGCAGATCGTCGCCGCGGTGGTGCCGGCGGTCGTCGCGGCCCTGCCGGCCGGGTCCGGGGTCAGCGTCGAGCAGCTGCGAGTCGCCGTCGAGGCTGGTGTCCGGTCGGCGCTGCGCTCGATCCCCGCGGCGTGACCGCGGGCCAGCTGGCCGAGATCCGGGGACTGCTGGAGGACCTGCAGCGTGACGTGAAGGGCCTGGCCCAGACCGTCGAGGACACCCGCGAGCAGCTGGACGAGCTGCGGCAGCTGCACGTCGCCGACAACAGCCGCACGGTGGCCCGGTTGGGCACCGTCGAGGTGTGGCAGGCCCGAGCGGTGGGGTTCGCTGCAGGGATCGGCGGTGTGATCGGGGCCGCTGGTGGTGTGATCCTGGATCGTGTCATCGGGAGAGGATGATCGCTGTGCACATCAACCTGAACCCCTACCGCAAGGCCGCTGTCGCCGTACTGGGTGCCCTGGCCCAGCTGCTGGTCGTGCTCGACGAGGCCCTGTCGGTCGGTGTCCTTCCCGAGGCGTGGGTTCCGTGGGTCCGGGTCGCGCTGGCCCTGGGGACGGCCCTGGGCGTGTACGGGGTCCGGAACAGCCGCGGCCCGGGTCAGCATGTGGCGGGCGAGCTGCAGCGGGATCCCTGAGACGCGCGCCGCGACGGAGCTGGGCACTCCGACTGGTGATCCGCGGCGCGATGGCGAGGCCCTCCGCTGCCCGGGTCGTAACTCTCGGCGACCTGGGCGGGCGGGGGGCCTTGCGTCGTCCCGGTGCTCACTGATGCGTCAGCCACCACCGTCCCTGATGCGTCAGCGTTTCGCGCACTTGACCCCACACGCGCCATGCTGTAGACATGCGCTCATGACAGACGCACCAGCGCAGGAACTGCTCACCAGCGGTGAGGTCGCCAAGCGATTCAGGGTCAGCGTGTCCAGCGTGCGCCGGTGGGCCGCAGCCGGCCGCATCCCGTCGTTCCGGACCCCGACCGGCCAGCACCGCTACCGCGCCGCCGACGTCGCCCGGATCATCGGCCAGACCGAGCTCGAGCCCGAGGCCTACGCCCACAAGATTGTCACGTGGGAGAGCGCCGACGGTCAGCCGACCGAGGTCCAGCCCACCGAGGTCCAGCCCACCCAGACCGAGGCCGAAGCTGCCCTGACCTACGCCCTGCTCGCCGCCCCCTGAGACCCCCCGGGAACGGGGCCTAACCGGGCGGGGCACCCCCGATGTCCGTCCCGGATTCCCCCAGCCCCGTTCCCGGGGCCCTGAACCGCTGCTGCCGCGCCGGATGACCGAGGCCCGGCGCGGCAGCAGTACCAACCTTCCCGCGAGAGGAACCCCCCCATGGTCAAGCTGCTGGTCACGGTGATGCTGGCCGTGGGCTGCTACGCCGCCCTGCTGGCTGTTGTCTGCGTCGTCGGTGGCGGGGGAACCCCGGACGACGACGAGGCCGGATCGGGGCCCAGCGACTTCTACGACTGGTGCCCGACCTGCGGGCGGATCACTGGTCAGGTCAGCGCCACGTTCCGCCTGCTCGGTCCGGACGGCGGGCAACGCGAGGGTCAGCTGTGCCTGGGCCACGGCTGGTACGCCTACGACCCCCACGAGATCCCGGTATGAGCCGGTAGCACCAGAACACTCTGCACGACCACCTTCCCGAAAGGACACACCCCCATGATCGCCACCGACACCAGGAACGCGACCCTCGCCCAGCTGGCCGAGCTGCTCAAGGACCAGCAGGCCGCGAAAGTCGACTTCGTCGCCCCCTCGACCGCGCTCCGCATGACCGACGGTCTGCTCCACGTCCGCGGCGTCGAGCCCGAGATCACCGATGACGGCGTGACCCTCGCCGACGGCGTCTACCGCCCGTCGGCTGTGATGGATGCCGGGATCGCTGCGGCCCTGGACGTCCCCGTGACCTACCTGCGGCGGCTGCGGGCCACCCGGATCGACGTCTACGACCTGACCGTGAACCGGCTCCTCGCGGGCCTGACCCGCCGCGCCGCGGACGGCACGAGCGCAGTGGTCTACCCCGCGGACCCGCGGTCGTTCCTGATCCGCGCGTTCCGCGACACCGACGGTGGGCACGGGTACGGCCGGGCGTGGCTGTCGTCAAAGTTCTGGATGATCGACAACCTCGATGTGCTCACCGCTGCGCTGACCGGGATCCGGGCGGCCGGCGTCGAGGCCCAGGTGACCGGGTGCGACCTGACCGACTCGACGATGCACGTCCGGGTCGCGTGCCCGTCCGTGCAGGCTCTGGCCCCGACGCTGCTCAAGGGCTACCGGTCGCCGTTCGGGCAGGGCGCGGTCCGTGCAGGGGGCACCGAGCCGGGCAGCGAGTACGACGGCCCGCCGATCGTGTTCGCCGGATTCAGCCTGCGTAACTCCGAGGTCGGCCGCGGCCGGTTCACGATCACCCCCGTGATTACCGTCCTGGCGTGCACCAACGGGATGACCTTCACGTCCGACCAGCTGGGCCGGACCCACCTCGGGGGACGCCTCGACGACGGGATCGTGACGTGGGGCGCCGACACCCAGGCGAAGGCGACCGAGCTGGTCACGCTGCAGGCCCGCGACGCGGTGCAGTCGTTCGTGAACCCCGACTACCTGGCCGCGAAGGTCGCCGAGCTGGAGGCCCTGGCCGGCGCACCAGTCACCGACCCGAACGCCACGGTCAAGCGCCTGGGGTCCCAGCTGAAACTGCCGGCCGAGACCACCGACGCGATCCTGGCCCACTTCGTCATGGGTGGTCAGATGACCGCGGCCGGGATCGGGAACGCGATCACGTCGGTCGCGCAGACCCTGCCCGATGCCGACGCCGCCTGGGACCTTGAGGCCCTGGCCGTCCGGGCGATGTCCCTGGCCGCCTGAACCCACGCTGCCCGGAAAGAGGATCACTGCGATGACGAGCAGCCTGCTCGCGCTGGACGGGTCGGTGCTGTGCAGTGACCTGCCCGAGGAGGACTACCACGCCGATCCGGCGCTGTCCTCCTCGGGTGCCCGGCGGCTGGCCCGGGCCACCCCGGCGCGGTTCCGGTGGGAGCGGGACCACCCGAACCCGCCGACGGACGCCATGGTGCTCGGGTCGGCCGTGCACACGCTGGTGCTGGAGTCGGGCCCGTGCGTGGTCGAGATCGAGCACGACTCGTGGCGGACCAACGCCGCGAAGGACGCCGGGGCGCAGGCCCGCGCCGCCGGCCAGATCCCGCTGCTCACGAAGGACTACCGGCGGGCGCAGGCGATGGCCCAGGCCGTGCTGGTGCATCCGCTGGCGGGCGCCCTGCTCGCCGCGGCCGAGCACCGGGAGCTGTCCGGGTTCTGGACCGACGAGACCACCGGCGTGCCCTCGCGGGTCCGCTTCGATGCGGTGTCGGTGATCGGGTCGACACCAGTGCTGGTCGATCTCAAGAGCAGCCGCAGCATCGAGGCGGTGGGCGAGTTCGCCCGGGCGGTCGACCGGTACGGATACGACCAGCAGCACGCCTGGTACTGCCAGGCCGCGGCCGAGCTGGGCCTGGTCGATGGGTGGCCCGACTTCGTGTTCGTCCTGCAGGAGAAGGACCCGCCGTACTTCACCGCGGTGCGGCGCCTAGATCCGGCGTGGGTCGAGCGCGGTTACCTGCGCAACGCCCGGGCCCGTGAGGTCTTCGCCCGGTGCACCGAGGCCGGCGACTGGCCTGCCTACCCGATCGAGATCGAGAACGTGCCGATGTCCCGCTGGGCGTCGGCTGAATGAACCGTCAACTACCACCGAGAGGGACCCACCCCATGACCGTCGCCCAGATCGAGGACCCACCAGGCGGTGCCCTGGCGGCACTACCCGAGAGCGTGTCCGTCGTGGTCGAGCGCTACGCCGCCGATCTCGCACACTGCAAGTCGTTCGCCGAAGCGATCGTCGAGACCCCGTTCGTGCCCGCAGCGTTCTGGCCGGCGCCGGTGATCGAGCAGGGGAACAGCGTCGTCACGCTCAAGGCCAGCGGCCGCGACGGCTGGGACTTCCGGCGCCGCCACCCCCGCGAGGACGACCAGCAGTGGGGATGGCGCCGCGCGAACGCGGTCGCGACCACGGCGGCCGTCATCTACTCCGGTGCAGTGCTGGGCCTGAACTGGCAGGCCGCGGTGTCGGGGATCTACGTCGCGAACGGTCGGGCGTCGCTGTACGCCGAACAGATGCGGGCCCTGATCCTGGCCGCCGGGCACCGGCTGGACATCGAGGAAATGTCCGATGAGCGGTGCGCCCTGCTCGTGCAGCGGGTCGGGGAGAGCGTCCCGACGCCGATCGTGTTCACGATGGACCAGGCGGTCCGGGCCGGCTACGTCCAGGGCAAGGGCCCGAACACCGGCAGCGACTCGTGGAAGGGCAACGCCCGGTACAACACCAACTCGGCCGAGATGCTGCTGGCCCGGGCGACCACGCTGGCCGGTAAGGCGAAGTTCGCCGACGTGGTCCGGGGGATGGTCGCACGCGAGGTGATCTTCGATGAGCCGGTGGACATCACCGCGACCACGGAGGTCACCCAGCCGGCGCAGGCCCAGCTGGCGCAGGTGAGCACGGCCGAGATCCTGGCCGGGCGCCCGGCGCCCGAACCCGAGCCCGAGGCCGTCCAGCCGGCGATGATTACCGACCTGCAGTGGCGCGCGATCAACGCCCTGTTCGTGGATCTCGGGGTCACCGGGATCGGGCAGGCCGCGGCCCGCCTGCACGTAATCAGTGCCCTGGTCGAGCGGACGATCGCCAAGGGGTCTGAGCTGACCAACGCCGAGGCCCGCCTGGTCCGCGACAACCTGTCCCACGAGGTCCTACGCCAGCACCTGGCGGGCACTGAGTGGGCCGCCCTACTCAGGGCACCCGAGGCCCCAGCAGATGCCCCAGCAGAGGCCCCAGACGCCGAGGAGGCGGCCGCGCAGGCCGCGGCCGAGCAGGCGGCCGAGCAGGCGGCCGGGGACACGCTCGCCGAGCTGGCGCAGGCCGCGGCCGAGCAGGCCCAGGCCGACTCGATCGACCCGACCGTGGGCCCAGACCCGTGGGCCCACATCCCAGAAGGAGACACGAGAGAATGACCACCACCAACGACGGCCCGATCATCTACCCGATGGCCGCCACCGACGATGCCCTGGCCATCCTGGTCCGCATCGAGGACTACGCCAACCGTGCGGGCTGGGACCAGCCCGCCCAGCTGCACTACGTCCACCGCAACCCCGAGGGGGGCCTGTGGTCGGTGCAGTCCAGGTACTTCGGGCGGGCGATCGGTATCACCCAGGACACCCTGCAGGCCCTGCAGCTGTCTCACATTGCCTACGACCTGGAGGTCCTGGGTGGTGAGGTCACCACCCGCGAAGGTGTCGTGGGCCTGGTCCTGGTCGATGAGGCCTGGTCGATCCTGCCCGGGCCGGACGATGCCCCCGACGTCGCGGTGTTCGCCCATCACCCGAACACCGGCGCCAGCGACTGCCGGCTGGTCTACTTCCTCGCCCAGGACCGGTCACACAGGATCCTGGCCCGCAGGCGGGGCGCCGATCAACCCATGGCGGTCGGCAGCCTGGGCCGCTTCGACTACCGCGGCGGCGGCCGGCTGTTCGGTGAGCTGGCGAAGATGCTGGCCGGGATGGCCGAGGAGTGGGAAGGGTGACCCACGTGGCTCACACCGAGGCGAAGGACGTCCAGGACTGCCCGTGTGGCTGCGGGCAGTGCCCGGCGTGCTGCCCGAACGACTGGCCGACCGACGATCACCCCACGGGGGATGCCCTGGACGTCGTCGAGCGGTTCATCGCGGCCCGGCGTCTGGTGACGCTGGACCCCACTCGACCGGCCGACTGAGGCCGGGGCACCACCCCAAGTAGCACCACAACCGGAAGGGAACACTCAAGGTGAAACTCCGAACGAAGATCATGGCGATGATGGCCGCTGTCGCGGCCGGGGTCGTCCCGTTGGCTCTGACACCCGCCGCGCAGGCGTCGGGCACGTTCAACTTCGGCAAGTCCTACAAGACCGGCGGTGTCATCAAGTGGTACACGCCGCAATGTGCGAGAGCGTGGTACCTGGCTGCCGGTGTCGGCGGATCGAATATCTGCACCGAGGCTGGTCTGAACAACGCCTACATCACGCTGATCGATAAGACCACGGGCGGCTACCCCGTGCAGGAGGCTGCCAACGTCATCAATCAATACCTGCTCGCCAACAAGAACAAGATCCGGCTGAACTACTTCGTATACAACGGAACCAACTTCTGCGGCAACCGTCCCGATCCGTGCATCGAAATCAGGGACCGCGATCTCACCTCGGCGACCGGTACCACCGACCTGGGACGGACCACCACCACGGGCGGATTCTGTTCGATGGGCACGAGGCCTCTGGTCGAGATCAACAGTCGCCGATTCTTCGAGTATGCGGCAACCCCGCGCCGCTCGATCATCATGCACGAGCTGTACCACGCGATCGGGCTGCCTCACTACAACGACCCGAACGCGATCATGTACTCGGGTGCGGGGACACCGACCAACCCAACCGCTGCGATGCTGCGGGGCAGCCCAAGCGCCGATGACTCGATCACCGTGACCGCTCTGTATGGCCGGTGGGGCACCAGCGCCGGCTACTGGGCCGACTGCCTGTAGGTACCCAACCCCCAACCCCCGGGAGGGATCTCGGGGTGGCTGGCCTCTGAACGCGGGGAGCCTGATGGGTCCGAATCCCATGCCAGCTGCGCAAGTACGAAAGACAACCCAAACCGGAAGGAATGCAATGCGTACCAATCGCAACGCGCGCAACAGCATCGTCGCCATCGTGGTGACCATGTTGGCCGCGGTCGGCGTGATGCTCGCAGTCACCCAGGCCGACGCTGCCGAACCGCTGAGCCCGACCCTGCGCGGCTACTGCGTGAAGTCCGGTACCGGCGAGATCCGGTCGCTGGCCCTGACTGTGTCCGGCAAGTGCCAGACCAACTACTGGGGACCGGTCAACCTGGGGGGCACCGGTGCCCAGGGACCCAAGGGCGACGTCGGCCCCAAGGGCGACCAGGGCGAGCAGGGTCCCAAGGGTGACCCCGGACAGTCCGGGACCGTGTGCCTCGCGGGCCACACTTCCCAGCAGATCATCGTCCCGAACGCCACCAAGGCAGCGACCACCGCGGAGGATCTCAAGAAGGACCTGGCCGCGCTGGCGACCGCGAAGGCTGCCACGTTGACCGCGGAGGCCGCGCTGGCTACCGAGCTGGCCAAGCCCACCCCCGATGCGGCCAAGGTCGTCGAGCTCAAGGCCGCACTCAAGGCCGCCCAGGTGGCCGAGGCCGGCGCCCAGAAGCTGGTCGACCAGGATCTGCTGGACATCGCCAACCCGGCCACGTACACCATCCGGGCGTGCGTGAAGAACGCCGCGTAACCCAAGCCGATCCCGGGAGGGATCTGAGGCTGCGGGTGCCTGCCTGCACGGTGGGCACCCGCAGCCACCCGCCCAAACGAGAGAAGGAACCCGCGCCATGCCAGACCAATCGATGAACGGGCTGGGACCGACCCCCCCGACCCCCCCGCAGGCCCTGCTGGACCCCGGGAACACGCTGCTCGCCGGTGAGGTGTACGCCCTGAACCTGGGCCGGGCGCAGAACGAGCAGGGGTGGCGGCTGGTCCTGACCATCCGGACCCCCTCGACGACGCTGACCTGTTTCCTGGAACGCGAAGCGGGTCTGCAGTGGGCCCGGGCGATCCGCGCGGCGGCCCAGGAGATCACCCCGCTGATCCTTCCGCCCGGGGTTGGCTGACCATGACGTGCATCGTTGGTGTCCAGCACGGGGGCCGGGTCACGATCGCTGGTGACTCGGCCGGGTCGGACGGCTGGCACGTCTCGGCGCCCTGCACGCCACCGGCGGGGTCGCCCTGGTCGCCGATCGGGTCGAGGCGGCCCTGTCCGCGGCCGCGCACATGACCGGCGCGGTCCGCCCACCCTTCGTCAGCGTCACGGGAGGCAGCTGGTGAACACCACCACGACGATCGAGCTGTGGGCGCCGACCCTCACGTTCAACGGGCGCCCGGCACCGTTCCCAATCCGCTACCGGGCGCCCAGGGACACCACGGACCCCCGGTGGCAGGCCTGCCACGAGCACCGCACCGCGTGCGACTGCAGGGAGGCCGAGTGGGCCGAGCAGCTGGCCGAGCTGCGCAGCGAGGCCCACCTGGTCCGCCTGATGGAGGAGGCCATCGATGCTGTCCTGGCCATTCACCGCAAGGGCGACCACGGCGGGTGCCGGGGCTGTCTGCACCGCTACCCGTGCCCGACCCGGAACCTGGTCGCGCACCTGTCGTGGCTTGAGACCTGGGAGGCCAAGCGATGACCGGGCGCCAGATCAAGGTGGTCGGGGTCGACCTGTCGTTGCGGTCCACCGGGATCGCACGGCTCACCGTCAGCCCGGACGGCGTGCCCTCGACGTACACGACCACCGTCGGCCGTGTCGGCGAGGACGCCGAGACGTTGCGGCAGAGGTGGTTACGGCTCAACTGGCTGGTCGAGGCGATCGCCGAGGAGGTGGCCTGGCCCGACCTGGTGCTGATCGAGGGACCCGCCTATTCGGCGAAGTACGGTCACCCCCACGACCGGTCGGGGGCCTGGTGGCAGCTGGTCGACATCCTGATGAGCCGGGGCCGCTGCCTGGTCGAGGTCCCACCGAACGTGCTGAAAGTGTGGGCGACCGGCCGCGGGAACACCGCGAAACCCGCTGTCACACAACGGGTCGCCGCGCACTGGGGGCACCTGTTCGACATCCCGTCCGGCGCGGGCCGCAGCGACGTCGCCGACGCCATCGCCGCTGTGACCCTGGGCGCCGCCCACCTCGGGGCACCCCTGATCGACCTGCCCCCGATCCATACCCGTGCCCTGGCATCCGTCCAGTGGCCGACCAACCTCACCGAGGGAGCACTGCTGTGACCGACACCACGACGAACCCCGTACTACCGGAGATCATCCGGAACCGCTTCGTGTTCCACCCCGCCACCGAGACGACCGGACCCCTGCACCACGAGATCCGCCGAGCGCACCTGAGACTGGCCGCCCTGATCGCCGAGCTGACGCCGCCGGGACGCCACCAGTCCCTGGCGTTCACCGCGCTACAGGAATCGATGATGTGGGCCAACGCCGCCATCGCGTGCGACACCGAGGGAGCACTGCTGTGATCGAACCGACCGAACAGCCCAGATGTGTCCTCGAGGTCGCCCTGACGCCGCTGCGTCAGGCCCTGGCCGCGGTGGTCGTGCACGCCGAACCGAGCAAGACCGGCGAGGACGTGTCCGAGATGAGCCGGGTCCGGTTGTGGGCCGGCAAGGACGAGCTGTGTGTCCTGGCGTGCAGTGAGGCCGGGACCGCTGCCATGGGCAGCGTGAAGATCGACACCGACTCGCGGACCGAACGGTTCGACTCTGACCAGACCCCGCTGTGTGTCGACATCACCCCCGGCGCAGCCCGGATCCTGCTCCGCGACTTCAAGGCCAGCGGCCCGGGGATCACCGCCGACCAGGACATGGTCGCGCTGACGATCACCGAGACCCGGATCACGGTGGCCGACGCCAGCGGCCTACTGAAGGACTCGTGGGGGCTGGAGGTGTCGCAGCGGCTGCTGGCCTATTCGTCGGACTACCCCGACGTACAGAAGACCCTGAGCGATGCCCTGGCCCGGGCCGGTGAGGCCCAGGCCGCGAAGCCTCTGGTCACCTCCGGGCGGCTGTGGGCCCTGTTCCGGCACGCCGCGACTGCCTACGACCGGCCGCTGCGGGCCGAGGGATCCGGCGGTTCGGACATGCGTGGGTTCGTCGTGATCTGCGGGCCATCGTTCATCGGGGCGGTGTCCAGCCGGCACAACGACGACGACTCGCTGGCGAAGGCCCAGAGCGAGCGCCGCGCCCACCTGGAACGGCTGGGCCTGGCCAAGGTCCTCGCGGAGCTGTGATGGCGATCAACGCGGAAACGAAGGAGGCCCTACGGGCCGCCGGTGGCCTGTTGGCGGCCGTGCACCAGCGCCGCAAGGGCGACGCGCACGAGCTGGTGGCGTCCCTGGACGACACCGAGCGGGCCAAGGTGATCGAGATCCTCGCGACGATGGTCACGCGGTCGATGGTCGTGCTCGGGGCCGACCCGTGCCTGGCGCCGGTGACCATCGAGGCGATGTTCGCCGACTACGACGGCGATGGCGGTGGTCGGTGGTGGTAAGGACACCCTGGCAAGAGGCCATCGAGCTGCGCCAACGGTGGGCCGAGGAGGACCGCCAGCTGGGCCGGCGGGGCCTGCACGAGCGCCGCGCCGACGAGGTCGAGGGATGGTTCGCCGACATCACCGGCGAGGCAGATCGGTACTTCGAGCGGTCCGCCGGTGGCGACCCTGGTGACCCACGCGAGGCCCTGATCCGGGTCCTCGCGGTCACTGGCGCAGCGATCGACGCGATGGGTCCGGAGGCCTGACGTGGCCGGCGTTGTCGTCACCTCGTGCGTGCGCTGCGGCGCGCCGATGTGGTGGGCCACCACGGTCGGGAACAAGCGGATCCCGCTGGACGTGGATCCCCACCCCGACGGCAACGTCGTCCCGGTCCTGGTCGATGGCCGCAAGCGGGTCAAGGTCCTCACCGGGCCCGAGATGCCTGCGCAGCAGAGGGCGTGGCGCAGCCACTTCGCCACCTGCCCGTACGCCAGCGAGCTGCGGAAGACCCCGACCAGGCCCAAGAAACCGACCTGTCTGGCCTGCCATGGGGTCCTGGACCCCTGGCTGGTCGAGCAGGGCGAGGCCTACCACGTGAACTGTCGGCCGCTGTCTCGCGCCGAGATCCGCGCGGTGCGTGACGCGGTCGCCCAGAGTTCACCGGCGGGCGGTGGTGACTGGGAAGGCACCCCGTCCGCCGGTGAGCACCAGCTGACCCTGATGGCCTCGTGCGCCGGCTGCGGTGCCCGCTGCTGTGACGAGCACGGCACCGAACGGGAGATGACCTGTCCGGCGTGTGGGGTGATCCGGCACCGAGACGACTGCCCGGTGATCGGCGACGCCAGGGGGGCACCATGACGGTCCTGGCCGAAGGGCCGGCCGACCAGTGCGCTCCGCGCGAGTGCGCGATCGATGGCTGCGGGCAGCCGGCATCATGCCGCGGCTGGTGCATCGGCCACTACGACCGGTGGAAGCGTGGCGACATCGACAACCCCAACCCCCTCGGGTGGCGGCCGGCGCTGCCCGCCCTATTGGAGAACGTGATCTACCTGGTGGGGATGGGAGAGTCACCAGAGCAGATCGTCGCCCGACTCGACACGACCGCGGCCGCGATCGCCAGAGCCGCGTACCGGGCCCACGCCGCGGGCAAGCCGCACCCTGCCGGCGGGGACTGGTCCGAGCTGGCGAAACCGTTCGGCCGGATCCAGAGAGCCGAGCGTCGAGCTGGAGGAGGTGCGACGTGAGGATGCTTCGATGCCCGGATTGCCGTGGCACCTCAACGGTGACCATGACGAAGGACCACGACGGCCGCGAGGTGTTCCGCTGCGTGGCCTGCCCGTTCCACGCGACCCTGGGCACCCCGTGGAACCCGGCGGCGACCACCCAGGTCGGGCGCCTGTTCGAGGCCAACACGATCCCGTTGGGCCAGCCATGAGCGGCCGGCGGCGACCACCAGCACCCCAGCGGGAACGCCGCCAGCTGACGCCGGCCGAGCGGCGCTGCCGCGACCACGGGACGGGACAGCCACCCCGCGACACCCCGTGCCTGACATGCACCACCTGCGGGGCAGCGTTCCTGGATTACGGGCCAGGCCGGGAAGCACACGCCATGGTGTTCGACCACCAACCAACCGGAGGTCCCAGATGAGCAATACCGACCACCCAGACGACATCGAGGGCGGGGAGGTCACCTCCGAATACGGTCCCTTCGCAATGGTCCCGATCTGGGTCCTGAATGTGGGCCTGAAAGGCGCCGAGCTGGCCGTCTATGTGGCTCTGCGCAGTTTCGCCGACCGCGGCCGCAGAGCCCATCCCAGGGTCCGGACTATCGCCCAGCGCGCTGGGGTCAATCAACGAACCGCGGAGCGGGCTATTGATCGGATGCGCGATCTGGGACTCATCACCACCGAGCGCATCTACCGCGAGGATGGCGGCGTGGCCGGGTGCAATTACAGCCTGCGGGACGCGCCGATCACCGCTGATCCACCCCCTGATCCTGACACCCCCCTCCGGTCCACAGACCGGACCCCCTCCGGTCCACAGACCGGACCCCCTCCGGTCCACAGACCGGAGCAAGAACAGACCAGAGGAACAGACCAGAGGAACAGAGAGACTCCTCCGGAGTCTCTTCCGCGCAGCAAGCGAGGCACCCGCCTCCCGGCCGACTGGCAACCGAGCCCAGCGCTACGTGAATGGACCCGCCAGAAGACACCCCACATCGACGGCCCGCTAGAAGTCGAGAAGTTCCGCGACTACTGGACCGCCCAACCCGGCGCCCGAGGGGTGAAGACCGACTGGGACGCCACATGGCGGAACTGGGCAAGGAATGCAATGCGCGACACCCCACAACGCAATGGCCAGAAGAAGACCGCCTCGACCACAAGCGAACGAGTCGCCGCTGGGCTCGCACTCGCCGACAAGTACCGCGCACTGGAAAACGCCCAATCCGAACCCGAATCACTATTCGCAATCGAGGCAGCCCAATGACCCCCACCGAGACCGCCCTGCTGCTGACGCTGATCGCTTCCTACGACCGGCGCACCCTGGGCGATGAGGATGTGCTCGCCTGGCACGCCGCCCTGGCCCAGGTCGCCTACGCCGATGCCCGGACCGTCGTCACCGACCACTACCGCACCGAGACCGCCTGGATCATGCCGGCGCACATCACCGCAGGCGTCCGACGGATCCGCAGCGAACGCCTCACCGGGCTGGACGCCCTGCTGCCCGACGCCGATCCCGACGACGTCCAGGCCTGGCTGGACGCCTACCGGGCCCAGATCGCCGACGTCGCCGACGGCCGGACGTTGTCATCGATCCGTGCCATCGATGCCGGGGACGTCGCTGGCGTCGCGATCGTCGTGGCCGCACTGGCCGAGGCCAAGGAGATCACCGCCCAGGCCGCGGCCCGCGAGCACGACGCCGAGCAGGCCGCGGAGGCCGAGCGGGCCCGGCAGCTGGCCGCAGTCGCTGCCTTCGTCGATGCCGAGCGGGCCGCCGCGGCTGAGCAGAAGTCCGGCGCGGCGGCTGCCTTCCGGGCCAGGATCATCGAGCAGGCGACACCATGACGCTGGATCTGCCCTACGAGGACCAGGAGCCCAGCTGGCTGCCACCGGCGGACTACCTGGTTGCGAGCGGTGTCCTCGTGGCCGGCGTGATGATCCCGACCCCGTTCGGTGTGCGGCCCGGGCTGATGCTGCGGTTCGCCAAGCCCGACGGGTCCGGGTTCCACGACCCGATGCTGCTGCTGATCGACGAGGAGACCCACGCCGAGGCCCTGGGCGCCCTGGTCGCCCAGGCCGCGGCCGGCGCGATCGCTGCCTGGAGGCGAGGCGGGACATCGCCGTGAATCGGATACCGGACCCCAGGACCGGAACCGTTGCGCAGCGGTCACCACGCCACGCCTGGCGCGACGGCACCCCGTTCCCGGTACGCGCCCACACCCCCCACCTGCCCAAGCCCGCAGAACGGCCTACAGCGCTTCACCAGATCCCCGAGAGGAACATCCCGTCATGACCACCACCGTCAGCACCACCACCAGCCACCCCCAGCCCACCCCACCGCGGCGCCGCGCCATCGTGGTCGCCGCGGCCCTGGCCTGCCTGCTGGGGTTCCTGTTCGGCTACGCCACCGGACCCAGCCGGCTGGCCACACCCCAGATCGAGACCACCCAGGCCGAGGCCGCGCCCGCACCAGCGCCGGCCGCGCCCATCGCCGACACCTTCGGTGATGGGACCTATGTCGTCGGGGAGGACATCGCCCCCGGCCGCTACCGGGCCCCAGGCAGCGATCTCGGCTGCTACTGGGCGCGGCTGTCCAGCCTCGACGGCGCCCACTCGATCATCGCCAACGACGCCGGGTCCGGGCCCAGGGTCGTCACCATCCTCGCCACCGATGCGGCCTTCGAGACCACCGGATGCGGGACATGGGTCAAGTCCTGACCACGATGGGGGGGCACTACCCCGGAGGGTGGCAGCGTGACATCCGGGTGCAGACCACCAACCACATGGGCCGGGTGTTCGCCGCCTACGGCACCCCACCCGGATCACACATCGGGGTCTGGCGCACCCGTGCCGGCGCGGTGCGCGGGGTCAACCTGCGGGTAGGGCGGCGCATGGTCGGGCCCTGCCTGACCCTGCTCGTTCACTGGCGCTGACCCGAGGGGCAACAGCACCGAGCTGGGGGCACCACAACACTGGGGGGCATCACCACCGGGGACACCTACAACCCCCACCCCAACCCCAGCCC